CTTCAGCGTCCATTGTGTCTTTTAGTGTGTAAGCCGCAGAGCTTGCTCCTACTGATGCAAAGTTGATATGAGAAAGTCTTTCCTCAATGTCATCAACAATAAACTTAAATGAGTTTGCTTTGTCAATAACAAGTGTCAACTCTTGGTCAGTAAGGTATTGTTTTGTAGTAGAAGCGGCACGAGTATATGCTGCGACAGTGACAGTAGGCTCTTTGATGATTTTTACAGTATCACCAAAAGCAGCTATTTCACCTGCATAGTCCGTGTTTGTAATAGCTTCAATTACAGATGCTTTTCTAAAGAAGTTTTGAATCTTCTTCGAGAAAATTTCAGGAACGAAAAATTCATTCGTTTGACCTGCAGTACCTGCATTAAAGTTATTGTTACCAGCTCCACCAGCATTTTGAAATACAGCCATAGTATTTCTCCTTTTCTAGTTGAGTTTTAGTTGTTTAAAAAAAAACAGCTTTGTAACTTAGTAAGTAGGATTTCCTGAACCACCTATTTTTCTGTTAGACGTATCATCAACGACACGACCATCAGACATAGCTTCCATTATGGATTGTTCATTCTTATCAAACTCACGTTGCGACATTGCTGCTATCTGAGAACGAGTCCAAATCTTTCTACTGCCGTAACCTATCTCTTTACTATTTTTTACCTTTATCATTTCTGATGCAGGTATTAAATCGCCTGATATGTCATCTTTAGTATTAGATTTTAACTTGCCGACATCCTGTTTGAAGAGGTCGATTGCACGAGCTGCTAATGTTGCATTTGAACCATTACTATAAATCCAACCTTTTATTTCTTCTGGTTGTCTATCAGCCCAATCATGAAACTCATCGGATTCTCGAATCTCTGAGAAGTCTGGGTGTAGTCTTTCCAAAGTTAACTCTGCTTCCTTCATAGAAATTTCTTGATTTTTATTACGAAGAACTTTTAATTCTTCTTTTAAATCTTCAAGTTCTTTTGAAGTTTGGGTATGAGCTACTGATTCAACAACATCATATACGTCTGGATAATTTTTTCTAAACTCTTGAAGTTCTTCTGCACTCTTAGGAGCTTTATACTTAGGTCGATTAGCTCTTAGTTGTGCGTGTAGTTCTTCTTCTTTTTGTTTAAAACCATTTACTTTAGTATCGTAATGTTTTTTTAAATCATCATACCTTTTTTTATAGTCAACTTTTTTATAAGGTTGATTTGCAGATTGGCTTTCTTCTTCTTGAGGTTGTTCAGTATCTTCTATACTTTGTGTAGAATCTACTACTACCTTAGAATTATTTTTGTAAGCCATTGTATTAGCACCTGCAAACGGTTTTGATGCATCTTCTTCCATACTATCATAATCAAGATAATCTTTCTTTTGATTATATGGATTAGCTTCTTGTTCGTCGTTCTTCTGAGAAGTAGTTCTTTTTTCTAAAAGAGGGTTCTCATTACTATCAGTCATTTTTAATCACCTTTCATTGTTATTGTTGGGGTCTTGCAAAATTGCAAGAGTAGCCGAAAATAGAGTGCCTCAGTGATTGGCAGGGTAGCTCTATTTGTAAAGCCTACTTATAAGGGTTTTTCATTAAACCGCCATAAGCAGCACTCATGACATCCGAGGGAACCATGTCATCTACTGATTCCATTTGTTGTTCATCTTGGACGTTCATATCTTTATCGTAATCATTCTCTGCTTTTGCCATCATCTTACGAAGTTTATCTACACCTAAATGCTTAACTGATTTAGCTGTAAAGACAAACTCTCCGTCTGATAGTCTTGCAGGGATTGAGTCTGATGTACCTGTTCCTGGCCCTTCGACTTCGCCTTCGCCAGTAAATTCATTTGTTGCTACTAACATCTTAGGAATTATATCTAATAATTCTGGATGCATATTAATAGCTTCTTCTAATATTTCTTCATCTTGTGATGTTAACATAGATGTATCTACAGTAACATCTAAATCTTCCATGGTGTCTTCTTCTTCCATATCAGGAATATCATCCATCATTGAATCTGTTTCTTCAACAGCTTCTTGTTCTTCCATTAAATCAATAGGCATACCTTCATCAGCTTCGCCTTGTAATTCTGGAATAACCATACCACCATCTTCATATGCACGATAACCTGGGTCATCATACACTTTTTCTGTAAGTCCACCAGATAAACCACCTGTAGCATATCTAGCTCTAGCTGGGTCAAACATCATTTGAGGTTGACCAGCCATTCTTACTTCATTAGGTACACTAGGATTATTTAATCCCATAGTTGGAGCTTTTTCTTCACCAATGTTTTCTTCTGGAGCTTTGTCCATAGAAGCTGATTGTTGTGCTCCTGGTACTCTGTAAAGTGCTGCGTATCCTGGTGTTGCCATTATAATTTTATTAAACCTGTTTTTTTTAAAAGATTTTTACTACCATATCTACTAGGGTCTCTAGCTGTTAGTTGGTCTGCATATAAAGGACCTGGTCTTGTAGTATTTTCTGGCATAACAGAATGACCACCAAGACTATAACCTTTTATTTTTTTACTTTTTACCTTTTTTAGCATATCCGCCCATCATCATTTTTTTCTTAGCCATTCCGCCATACATCATTTTATTAACAGAACCACCTTTGTTATATGATTTGTATCCTGTTACGTTATTATCTTTGTCATATATAGTAATAAGTCTTAAAAACCTAGGGTCTTCAACTCCATTATACATTGTTTTTTCTTTTTTTGTGTTAGTCATACTATTGCCCTTTGTTAGTTGTTAGTATTATTTCTAGTTGATTCCTGGAGGTGTATCAGTTGTTCCAGTAAATTCCATCTCCCCTGGCTGCGAAACATTGCCTGTTCCGATTGTGCCATTGCCAGTTCCTTGACTGTCAGTTCCTGAAGCTTCAGGAGGTAATCCTTGAGCACCCTCCATTGGGGGCTGGCCGTCAGGATTTGGAGATTCTTGATTTCCTTGTTGCTGAGCATTGTTTTGTAATCCTATAATTTTAGCATATATCTCAGCTGCCGCAGGGTCATTTATAACTTCATCTGGGTCTAAGTCCAAGCTATATGCAAGTTCTTTTATAATTTCAGATATCTTTACAAATGGTGCTATTGCAGGATTCTGTACTGTTTGTAAGAACATTGTTAGTCTTTGAGACCTTACTTCTTTTTGCATTAGGCTTGAAGTACCTGTTGCTTTTATCTCTAAGTCACCTTCAATGTTTAAGTCGCCTTCGTAAAATTGCATATTCCATTGAAAGAAACTTTCACCAAGTGGTCTTAGTAAATAGTCATCAATGTTTTTAATAACAGTTTTTACGTTCAAGTTCGCTGCACTTAATAACATAGACATACCAGATGCAGTTCTTGTCATACTTTGCACACCAGTTTGTCCGTGAGAGTACGACGGAATTCCTGTTGATTCATCAGCTAGTTGTCTAAACTTATCAAACATCATCATGTTTTCAGTTGCTGTGTTTGGAAACTTAAGTCCATGTACAGCTTGTCCAGGCATACCTGCTTGTCTTCTAAATATTTTTCCAGGGTATACATCCATTGATTGACCAGCTACAAGTGCTGACTCATCAATGTCAAATACTAATGACCCTGATAATGCAAGGTTGTCAATAGCCATTCTTGCATGTCCATTCATAATTGCTTGAGCATCTGCCATGTTTTCTGGAACACCGATACCAAAGAAACTATAAGGATTTCTTTCATAAGGAAATGCATGATAAGGTAAACGATAAGGTTTAAATGGATTAACAACCATTCGTAACACTCTATTGTTTGTTACCCATGCATTAATTTGTAGTTCATCTTCTTCTGTGAACTCATCTGGAATAATCATACCAGATGCTTCGAGGGTAGTCTTATCAACAATACCCCAGTATTCTAAAACTTCAAAACGACTATGACTATCATTACCATCATAATCATCATCACCTATATCTAGGCTTGACTCATAACTTCTGTCTTCATAGTTTGGGCCGTCTTGTAAAGTTTCAAGAATAGCTTTCTTGTTAAAGAAGGGTCGGTTCAATAAATTCCTTAGTTGATTTCTATTAAACTTATGTCGCTGAATTGTGAACTCACACTCTTCAATATTTTTTGCACTAGGGTCTGGATAAAAATCCCAAAGACTTACATACTCTAATCTAGGTACTTTAACTGTCTGAGGGTTATAAACTCTTTTACCATCTTCGTCTCTATCATAATTATGAAGAGTTTTATTAAAAGTAAAAGGGCCTTTAATAATTCCAGTTCCTAATAAAACTGATTCAAATATAGAATTTCTTAACTCTGTTCCACCATGTGATTCTTCTATCTCGTCATGAATAAGTCTTTCCATTCTACGAGCTGCTATCTGAGCAGGTTTAATCTGTGGCATTTCAGGAAGAGGTGCTGGACCTTCTTCTAAATCTGCACCTTCATATTCTTCTGAAAGAGAAGATAAAAACTTTTCTTCCATATCCTGAAAGGTAGAGCCAGGTTCGAGGGTATTCCCATCCCCTTCAAAGCCCAGTGGAGCAATATCTGGTGTTGGGGCAGGAGTCTCACTCATAGCATCCATTTCCATATTTGGAGATGGTTGTTGAAGACCGTCACCTAATTGCTCTTTTAGGGGATTAAGATGAGCAAATGTTGCTACACCCTCTGGTATTCTGGTCTCTTCTACAGAGATGGGAAACTTGTTGGCAGAGAATAGAACATCTGTTATTTGTCCATACGCTGCTAATACTTTAGTTTTTGTAACTTTTACAAATACTCTAGACTTTTCATGGTCTCTAAACTTAACATCTTTGTAATACTTACCACGATAGTTGTGATAAGCTTCTAGCCACCTGTCCTCATCACTTCTACGAGAAGTTTCACAATCAAAGAATTTTTGGTATATATACCCAGAAAGCTTACTAGCTTCTTGCTCTCTTGCTATTTCTTCTACTGATTTTTCTTGAATATCTTTTTCTTCGTCCATTTAAACCCCATTATATACTATATATAAAAATATCTGTAGTTTCTATTATACAGTCATTTGAACTACTTGTCAAGTATTTTTTTATTTAAATATGGTAATAACCATTTATTATCCATAAATACTTGCATTAAATAGTTACTTAAACTATTAACTACTACTTCCTCGTTGTTATCATCAGATAAAGCTTGTCCTTCAGTATTAAGAGATGATATATAAACACATGCATGCATTATCTCATGTAACACAGTATTAGCCTCATCTATATCAGAAAGTCCAGGCTGTACTTCAATTATGTTTTCTCTAGCAGTATATTGACCATAACAATCTGTCATATTAGATTTTTTAAATTGAGGTGCTTGTTCTTTTATATCAAGGACAGCATAGCCTACCTTTACTTGTTTACCATCTATTAAGCTAATTTTTTTATTTGTCTTCAACATCTGAAAATAAATACTCCTCTTTTGATTGTTTAAAATTATGTGATTTACTAGTGTCTATATCATCAGCAGGTTGATGACACCAATCCCTAAAAGACCCTTCGGCTCCATTACTTAAGTTAGCTAGAGCTGTAGGTTTTAGAATTCTTTCTACAGTTCGTTTCTTACTATATTTAAGAAACTCATCGTAGGTCATAACAATATCGTATACCTTTTTTGTTTTTTTATTTTTAAATGTATAGACAGGCATTATGTAAAATACTTTTTTAAAACATTTATTTCATCATCATACTTAGCTATAACTTCTAATTCTTTTTCTATAGCTTCAAGAACATCTGAATGTTCTCCTATACCTACAGCTTTTTCTAAATATATATCTACATTAGTACAATGTTTTTCAATATGTCCTTCAGCGTGTGCTATTAAACTTTTTATTATTCTATCTTTCATAATTATTAATATCCAAATGTTGGGTCACTAGGTGTGAATCGTTTTATTTCGCCCATTTCTCTATATGTACTAGGCATCCTTGGTCTAGACATAATTAGATATCTTAATGCATCATATGCATGGTCAGATGCTTTTGTGTCAACATCTTCTGGTCTTGAAGAGTCAACAGGAATACTTTGTAGTTCTCTAATTAAATTTACACAGTTAGACATGATTTGTAACTTTGGTCTTCCTGTATCTCTATTAGGTTTAAGTTTTTCGTGTATTTGTATTTTACCTTGTATTCTATTTTTATCAGCTGGTCTAAGTTTATGTCCACCTCTAACTAAAGTTTCTCCTACTGTAGGACCACCAACTCCTGTACGATTCCAAGCTGCACCATCAAGAACACCTGCAATACTTCTACGTTCATCTTGTTCCATCTCAGTTATTAATTCACTAAGGTCTTCACCTGTTAATCCTTTTTGATATAACTCACGATAAACTATTATAGTATCATCTTCTGGGTCTATCGTTGCCCATACACAACAAGACTCAGCGGCATAACCATAGTCAATGCCTTTATACTTTTGCCAGTGGTATGGTATTTGAAATGGTGGTATGATATGTTTCTCAGTATCAAACTCAACAAAAGCTGCACCTTCACTTACATTCCAGTTACCTTCTAATAATTGTCGTCTTTGTATTGGTGGTAACGACATAAGCATTTGCTCATAGCGTCCATCTTTTGCAAGATAAGGATTATCCTCAAGTCTTGCTGGTATAAACTTACGAGTTAAACCATCAGGCCCTTCAAAGCTTTCATTAGATGGCGAAGGTTCTAAATATCTTTTGCGTACCCAATTACCTCCAACACCTCCAGGGTTTGCAGTGCACCGTATATAAGTTTTGATTTCTGGGTCGGTTGTTCTTAAACGTGATTGCAAATACTGAAGGGGGAACTCTGTAGGATATTGAGTTAACTCATCTATCCCTATCCAACTGTAGGCTTGTCCTTGATATCTGTATACATCGGCATCTCTGTCAAGGTATCCAAACTCAAGCATAGCTCCACTTGGGAATCTCCAAATTTTTTCTACTTCTCTAAACTTAGCACCAACAAAAGCTTTTGGATATAGCTCTCTTGATTTATCTATAAGTTCTCTTAGTTCTGGCATAGAACGTCTTAGAAACAAAGCTCTGTGTGCTGGTCTATGCATAAACCTTAGTGGGTCAACAAGCATTGCATAAGACTTACCACCGCCTGCAGCTCCACCATATAATACATCTTGCTCAGCCGCAGCTAAGAAATCTGTTTGTGGTCCAGCATTTGGTTTAAAAACAATTGACTCTTTGTTTTCTTCTATAAACTCTTTTACTTTTGTAGGTAAGTTTTCTTTTGTAGTCTCAGTTAATACAGGAGATGTTAAAGCTTCTTTTTTATTTTTAAACTTACCACGCTCTTGCGATAGCTTTACTTCTAGCTTTTCAATCTTTTTCTTTTTAGCTTTTAATTCTCTAGCTGCTTGTAGTCTAGCTTGATGCTCTCTAGTTAAAGTTCTAGTACCTGTTGAACCCTTGGGTCTACCAGGTTTCTTTTTTTCTATTACTGAGTCAGTCATATTTGTTTGGCTAGTAAACTATTCTTTCTTTCTTTGTCAACTATTTTCTTAAGCCCAACTGCAGATATACTACGTCCTGTTTCAAATTCTATTTGTTCAGCTGCTCCTCGTAATGATAATGCTCCAGTTAATATATGTTGTTTAGCTTTATCTAATACTTCCAACTGTCCTGGTATCTCTTCTATATATCCAGTATTATCTTCTACTTCTTTGTAACCAAACGGAATAGTGGAACTAGTCTTACGTTTCATTTTTTACCTCTTCATAATCTGCTTCTTGTGCATTAATAACCACCTCTTCTTTATCAGGTAATAAAAAAATACCACCTTGATGATTATGATTAACCTCAAGTCTTTCACGTTTACTGATGCCGACCCTGTCCAACAAAGTCTGGGCGGCTTGTATCTTAGCACCTACTTGTGGTATAGGTGCATCGCTATCAAGAACATCAACTAATTTAGCGGCGGCCTTTGGTGCACTGTGGGCAAGTATGCTATTTGCTACATCTACTACCTCTTCCTTTAGGGAATCAAGTACCGCATAGTAAGAAGTTTGTTCGTATCCTGCTAAAGACAATGCAGTCTTAGCGTCACCACGAGCTTCACCAGCTAAAGCCGATAGAAACTTCTCTTGTTTATCAGTTAGTTTTCTTTTCTTTTTGTTATCGGTTGTTTGTAAAAAACTCATACCACTATTATAACATCTAGTTAACAATTTGTCAAGTAAAAAATAATTAATTTTATTGTTGACAAAACCGATATTCACCTGTATAATGTAATTAACCCCCTGGGGGCGGTTATATACCTATATAGAATTATTCAATTCATAACAACCACTCCCTCATAACTTAAAGCGGCGACCAATCCAACCTAGAATCCGTTATCTCCGACAGGAATTAACGTAAGGCGAGGTACTGGTTAACATCTTTTAGTTTTTTTCCCTTATATTCCCTAGATTTCCTAATTACATTACCTGACTTTGAAGTGGGCCAGCTACTGGTTAACACTCTTATCCACCCATTTTGTGCGTGTATGATATATATGGGGGTGGGGGGTGGGGGTGGTACTCGCCCTATGCCTCGCATGACCTCAATAGATAGGTAAGAACCTATGACCTATATATAAGACCTACTCACTCCCTCTTTTATTGTACCATAGCTTTTTTAAATGTCAAGTTCTAGTTTACAAAGTTATCCACAACTTACAAGTTCAATATATTTATTCTTACTGTTGTAATTATGCAACATAATCAATTACTTGTGGTATTTATACAACACTTTTAATCTGGCATTTTGGATATATAAAGTATTTATCTCAATTATGTTCAAATTGTGTTTATAGTCTAATTATCCCTTTAAAATCAACAACTTATTTAGCCGATACAATTTTAATCAATTCAACATAAATTTTTTATATCTTTTTTGTATAAACTTTCCTTTAAAATCAATAACTTAAATATTTTATATATTTTATCATTTAATATTTTTTCA